TCCTCCTTTTCCTGGACGATCTGCTACTGGATCTTCTTTTCTCTTCCTTCTTACTGCAGCAGAAATTTCATCTTTTGACATTTTTGCTGCTTTTTCTTTTGATAAGCATTTTGGTTTTGCTTCTCCCGGTTCACGAGCACATTTGCCAATTCTTTCTCCTTTGGTATTATAACGATCCCATCCGCCGCCACCTACACCACCTTCTCCACCAGTTCCAAACCACATGCGAAGATCTTCATATGCCATACCTCTTTTAGTATGCCTAAGTTCTCCCTTTTGCTTTGCAATTAATTTTTTAGAAAGTGCTCCAACATTAATATCAATTGGATTTTCATCTGGAGTTTTCTTTTTTGGATTATCATAAACGTCCACATCACCATCAGCATCACGATCAACAAATTCAACTGATGCATGATGAACCAATTGCTTGAGATCAAGGTTAGGATCCAACTGGTGTTGTTTCCCTTTTAGGTGTGGTGTTTTGTGGGAGAATTTTTGACTCTTCATTCAACTGGTTTTGATTTAGTTTCTTCACCTTTTGCTCTCTTTATTCTCGCCGCACAATGAGCACGTTGAGAAAAACCTTTTGGATTTGAGCAATCAATACTCTTTTTATATTTATTACTCCACTCTTCTTGAAACTGCTTAAACGTTTTCATCAGTAGATTGCTTCTTAAGTAGTTTTGCTAATTCTGCAGTTGAACCTACAAATAGAGCATTTGTAACATTTGTAGGACCTTTAATGTTTTTATCTTCATCAAGATCTTTGAGTTTTTTCTGGAGGTCCATTAACTTGTCGGTTGCATCTGCAACATTTTTAATTAACTGACCAGCAACTTCATATGCTCTTGGCATCTCACTTTCTTGAGCAAGTTCAAGAATACCATTAATTGCTTCTTGTCCTTTTTCAATCAAAGAATATAAGTTACCTCTTGTATACTCGTAATCTTTTTTTACATCTTCTATTGAAGATGAAACTTTTTCAATTTTTTCAACTGATTCAACTTGTTTTTCTACAATTTCACCAGAAACATTGAATGTTTCATTTAAATCGTCAAATTTTTTTGTCATTTTCATGAGAATCCGCCATCAAATCCAAAATCATCTCCAACTTCAATTAATTCATTATCTTCACTTGTTATTTTTTTAACATCTGCCCCAGAAACGTGATTTGTTGCAACAGTTTGATCAGATCCTCTTGTAACTGTCAAAACATTTCCAGATTTGGAACTAACATACATTTCCTCATTATCAATGATAATATATGTTTTTTCTAAAATCGATGATGAGTCTCCTACGGTAATTTCAGTTTCAGATAATCCAATATCACCAATTAAACTTGTTGTAATAGTTCCGGTATAATTCTTAATTGCTCTTGGTTCTACGGAATAAGTAAGGTCTCTCGATCCAGCTTTTGAATCTGCTCCAGATGAAGATGCTGCAACATAACCAATAGAAACTTTTTTAATAATATCTGAAGATGCAGAAAGAACAGGTCCAAACAGATACGTCTTTGCAGTAAATCTAAGTGTATAAATTAATGCTCTTCTTGTACTGAAATCACCTTCATAATCATCATTCATTGTTATACTATCCAAAACAATCGGAACATCTCTTTTTTCTCCAAGTTCTTCAACCAAATTGACTGACATATTATATGATGGTTGGAAATATGGAAGAATTTGTTCGACAATTTGAAGCATATCATCATTTAACTTAGTCATAATACTAAGTTCAAATTGCATATTATATGGAACAGGCATATATGCCTTTTTTTCATCACTTTTATTTGAAGATATGGATGTTATAAATGTTTGAGTCTGGGTAACTTTTCTTCCAGAATCGTAATTTAACCCAATAAATTCGAATGACATCCTAGGGAGGTTCATTTGAACTGGTTTGTTTAAATCTGGAGATTGCTCAAGTCTTGCTAAGAATTTTTGAGTTGGTCCATATGCAAGTGGAACTTTAATGACGCTAACAACGTCATCTGAGTTATTTGTGTGCTTGATTGAAATATTATTGAAAAGAGAACCAAAGGAAACAATGGTTCTTCTCAAAATTTCGTGGTAAAAATACTCAAACATATTAAAATTTTTGTAATGTACTTAACAAAATCCTTAAATGTATTTATGTTACGGCATACCGAAAGGATTTGTCTCACTAAAATCAATTATTTGATCTGCTTCCAACTCTATTTCTTCATTTTGAGCATATGGATCATTAATATCATCTGTATTTACGACTCTAAGTTGTCTACTTGCACTACTTGCTGCCCCTACAATATTTTCTCCAGAAACAAATGAACCAGAAATTATAGAAACTTCTAGAATATTTGTAATGGAACTCCAAGTTTTAACTCTTGCAGTGGTTCCACTTATAGACCCAGTAACAATTTCATTAAGTATATACGAACCAATATTTCCAGTTTCTGGAGATCCAATGGTAATTGTAGGTGCAAATGTGTAACCTACACCTGCATCTACAACTCTTATAGAAGTGACGATTCCAGCAGAGTTAATTATTGATACTGCAGTCGCCGTTGTACCAATTCCTGGAGAACTAATTGTAACTAATGGTGCAGATGCATACCCAGAACCACCATTAGTGATTGTAATTATTCCAACCATTCCATCAGCAATTTCTGTAGTGGCAGCTGCCCCAACCCCTCCACCACCAATAAAAGCAACACCTGGAGCAATTGTATAACCATATCCTGGATTTATTAATTCAACTCCTTGGATTTTATCTGAAGTGACACCATTACAATCAATCAATCCAGAAATCATTGTTGCTATTCCTGTAGCTGTCAATCCTCCAAAAGGAGCAGACGATATTGCAACTCTTGGTGATAAAGTATAACCACTACCTCTATTTGTCAAGGTAATTTTTCTAACCCCACCATTAACAATTCCAGTAATTGCTGAAGCAGTGGTAGCAGTTCCAACTAAAGTTAAAGACTGAATATATCCTTGATCTATTACATTATCATCAATTTCATCAACGTCGGTATCAATAATTTCATCTTCATATCTAAACAATTCGCATGTCAATTGATAAACATAGTTTTTCTGTAATTGGTAGAATGGTTTTTCGTGCTCGACATATTTAATTTCAAATAGTCTATCTCCTAGTGGAAAATAAATTAAGTCTCCTTCCTTAGGTCTCGATGAAAGTTTTACATTGGGAAGGTTTTTTATTAAGGGTGTTATATAATTTTCAAATCTTTCTTTTGATATCGTCAAGGTAATGTCATCCATTTCTTGGATACCAAACTTTGACATCAAAGTTCCCAATCCGTTATATCCATCATAAGTATCAACATATGCCTCTATTGGATATGCATTTTCAAATTTAGATTCAATAACTTCTTTTATGATGGTTTTTTCAGTAATATACCGTCTAGGAAGATAATATATCTCAACACCATACATTCTCAATTGTTCATTGATAAGATCTTGTACTAAACTTTGTTCTGTTTTTGAACCTTGTTGAAAGAAAGGATTGAGCATAATATCAACCTATCATATCTAATGGTGGAAGTTCATATGTATTTGACATTTTTTCCATGATTGCGTCAATTTCTCTTTGTGCATCATCATAAATTTGTCTACCATTAAGTTCAACACCACCAGGAAGTTTTACTCCTTGAAACTTAATTAGATTTTGTCCCCATTGTCTCTTGATAAGTGAAGTTAGATATGGTTTTAAGAAAGAGTCATTCCAAACTCTTGAAAAATCGTTTGGATCTAACGTTCTATAACAATCAATAACCAAATAATCATTTACATTAACACTTCCCCAATCAATATCGAGGTACAATCTGTCCATTCTTTGATTAAATCGAATCTGCTTCTGAGTTGTTAGAAGAAAATCCATATCTTCCAAGTAAGTTTTAACCATTGCATAAGTTAAAAGTTCAGTTGAACCCCAATAATAAATATCATTCAAAAATAATTGATATTTAACACTGAACATGTTATTCGTAACAGTATTTGTTCCATCAAAATGAAAAACCTTAGTTACTCCAATAATTGAAGGTGGAACCTGTAAATAATTACTATTTTCTTTATAATCAAAAGTTACATTAGAACCAGCAATGTTTGCTGTAGCGGTGCTAGTAACAATACCTGCTATTGGATCATTTCCATTAGGAGCTCTTCCCCTATCAATATCATCCTGAGTTATTTGATATTTGAGGAACATTTGAGAGACACCATCAAAATGTCTTTCTTGAAAAAATTGTATTGCGTCATCAACAAGATCTTCTATCTGCTCATCTGCAACATTAATCTCCAAAACTGGCGCTCCCAGTTTTCTCTTACAATAATCAATCAATTCCTGTCTTGAAGAAGGTTGCGCCATCTTAGTTATTACCTCTAAAATTATTTATGGTTTGTTGAAGAAAAGAGTTCTGATATAACTTCTTGCTGTTTCATGTAGAGTTTCATATATGATTTGGCAATATTTCTAAGATCATCCAAGTCATTAACAGAATCTATTTCCATAGATGCCTTTGCATACTCAAAATTTTTGGATAAATTTTCCAGTTGTATTTTATCAGGATCCACTCGATAATCTCCTTAGTAACATTTTAATTTCATTCAAATCATCTTTAACTTCACCAATTTGGTTTTCCAAGTTTTCAATTCTCATTTTTTCACTCATTGCAGAATTCTTCCTTGCCAGGTATGCATTATATTCCTGATCATTAGTATTAATGATCGCATTTGTTCTCAAATCTCTCGCAAGGTTTCTTTCACCCTCTACTGGTATTAAATTCATTTTATGCTAAAGCAATTGCTCTTAAATCTTGAATGATTGGTGGATATGCTTGGTTAGTTGAAGTTAAGATTAACTTAACTCTAAAGATCTTGAAGTTTGGTAAGCTATCATCAGAAAACTCATACTCAACAAAAGAATTTGGTGTTGGTAGGAATTCATAAGATGAATTCTTTGGAGTTAGTGAGTCTGGCAATCCACTGCTTGCTGCAGGATCAATTTTTCTTCCTACGGAATCAATATTTCCATATCCTGGGAAAGGAATGAAAATAGGATCTTCTGAAACGTCATTTTGAATTGAATAGAATGCTCTAATATCATTCGATTCGTGAATAGAACCAGATACTAGTAATTTCAAAGCAGTTGCCGGATTTTTCAAAGATATTGGGTTTGAAATGTAAATACAAGCATTTGGATCTTCATAATAAGTGTTAACTCTAGGATCTGATGTATAATTAATTACTGGGTTATTAATCCTGTTAGTGGTAAAGATAACACTAGTTTTGTTTAAATCAATACATGGAGACACTTTTGAGTTGTTGGAAATTAGATTGACATTTAATGTAAATGATTTGTTTGCAGGTAAGTTTGTCAATATAGAGTCTTCATTTACCTTAGATGCTATTATACGAGGAGAATCAAAATATACTGGTCTATTTGTTAGAGAAATTGCCTGGAATCCTTTATCGGCATAAGGTATTTCATTACCATCAATACTTTTTCCAGAAATAGTTCTAACTGACGCAGAAGTTGCTGTGAATTTTGGTGAAATTACTCCAAAATTAGGTGTCAATAAATCAAAAGTAATGTTGTATGTTGCATTAACTTCTTTCTCACCAAATTTTCCATTTTGGTTAAAGAAAAGTTTGGGAAAACCGGTTCCAGATTGTCTATCCGTTCTGTTCACCCCAGAAGACATATCAACTTTGATATGGTAATAATCAAGTTCAATGGGATCCGAAATTGTAGCATCACTTAATGTATGAGTTTTATTAATTCTCAGTAAAGATACACCATTAAGTTCATACTTATAAACCAAGTCACCTAAACTATAAGAAAATGCCTTTGTGCCATTAATTTCTCTTGTAATTCCTGTTAAAGAATTGCCAGATACTCCAGTGTACTGAATAATTTCGTTTGAAATGATTGCATATCCTGGATTAGTACTTCCAACACTTACTCCTTCAAAAGTTGAGAAATTGGTAGAATTTGATAAAATGATATCCGATGTAGAAGATGCTAGATAATCCGTTGCTAATGATGTTGGGG